GAATTAAGTACAACAGTGGATCCGAGATTCTTCGTTGCCATAAGGTCACCTCATAATGACCCTCCTCCCTATTTCAAGGTGCGAATCTTTCAGGGGTGATTCGTTAGCTTAACTTACCCCTCCTTTTAGTCGTCATAAGAGCGGTCGTAACCTCTGTTACTGCCCCTAAGAAACTCTAATTCAAATATCTTTCTTTTAATCTCTGCCCTTCTCTTGTCGCCTACGGGCAATTTTTCAAACTCTTTTGACAGCTTAGAAATCTCGTTTCTAGACGTCCAATTGTTGTTGTCAAGTAGTGTACCACTTTTCTCTTTTTTACCGTGCACAGCTCTAACTCGTTGCCTGGCATACTTTATCTGGGACACTAACTCTGGAGGGAGTTCCATCACGCATAGGTGGTTTCTGTAGATACAAGTAGCACCGCAACTTTTGCCTCTTTGGCACCTTTTTCTACCTGACATTTCTAATAGACAGATTGATAACTTTTACCCGTAGGCGGAAACAGGTTACTCGTGAACTCTTTCCACAAATAAGTCAAATCCTCCTCGCCCACCACACCATCTAGAGTACACATCGTTGGGCACTTCGGGCTTTTTAGGCCTTTTAGGAACACTCAGGTATTTGTCAGCTAAAGGGCTAGTAATCAGGCAGATTGTGCCAAAATCTTCACTCATTGCCTTTGAGTTGTAGTCGGTAGGGCTTAAAGCCATTTTCTTTTTCAGTATAAACAACTGAAACTTTTAGAGAGGTTCCATCTCTAGTTAAAAGTTTAAATCGTACCCTGTGCTCCTTTTGTTGGGCCTTCGCCGTGAAAAAACTTCTGAATCTGCATAAGGTGATGCAGCATCTATGTCATTATAGCGATCAATAGACAATATGTTCCTCCTTCGCCCAGCTCCAGGCGCAACAGGGTTTCCTCCATTCACAAAAGGTCTCTTAAGATCACCATTTAACTTACGGTTCTTGACTGCAGAATCATGCACCCCTCTGTCGGTAGTATCTAACTTGAAACTATAATAGGTAAGAGCCCACGTAAAGGCATCCACAGAGTCATCATGCTTAACAAACGGGAACGCTGTAAGTTCTTTCTTGAAATTAGTTAGCCATGGTCCGTCTACCAGGTAGACCCTGCTACTCTCCATTAACGGGGTTACAGCTTCTAACCTTACAGTCTTTGATCTAAGCGGCTTCATTTCCTCTATACGCATTCGGGCTTCTTTCTTAAGCATCTGAATCAAAGAATGTCCAGACGCCGCCTTCTCTATGCAAATGACCTTTGGTTTGTAAAACTCGTTTAGCAGCTTAACTTCTGCTATCAATTCGGGGAAACCCCATTTACCTTTAATTATCTCTTTAATGTAAATTCTTGACGGGTCCCGTGTTGATAAGCCTGCCACACAAATTGCAGTCTCGTCACCATTTGTAGAATCTTCTTCCGAAAAAGCACAGTCAACGCCCAACCAAACCACATCTAAATGGGGGCATCCCTCCTCTGGTACTTCTTGTATCCAGTCTGCCTTTACGATTTGACCTTCTGCTGCACTAGGGGTTCCTTGGTATAAGGCAGCGAATTTTGCTGACCCCATGGTCTTTTTCTGGGACAACAGCCTGCTTACTGTGAAGGCTTTGTTATCTGGCCAATGTGATTCATTCAACTCCCTACCAAGGGGGTCATTAGCCGGATCTTCACACAAACCTGCAATGTTTATCCATCTCCAACCCTCTGGGTTTTCCTCTTCATCGTAGAGTCCGTCAGCATCCATTAGCTGACCGTGCAGGTCATTGGCATGAAATCGGGTTGCAATAACAAGCCTACAGTAGTTATTGGTTCTACGGGTGGACGCCTCTTCTTGCCACCAAGTCTGCAGAGACTCAAAAGCTTTCTTGGATGCTGAACTTTTCAAGGGGTCGTCTATAACCATTGCCCCTACGCCCGGGCTATTAGGGTGTGGAGAGCCAGCAGTAAAACCAGTGAGAACGCCACCAACCGATGTAGCTAGAACGTCACCACCTCCCGCCATTTCATATTTAGAGTCTTTATCAAATCCTAGCCACTCTGGGAAAATCTTTTTGAAGACGGGTGTCTTCAACATGTTGATTACTTGTTTGTAGAACTTATTAGATAGAGATATACCGTAAGAAGCTATAATATGTTCCGTTTCTTGGTCAATCCCTAGTAACCAAGCTACAAACATAGATGCAAGCATGGACTTGCCGGAACGAGGGGGGCATGACACAATTAAGTGCGGATAGCGCTTTCTGGCCAAGTCTTCAAACCCGCTGGCAATTATCTCATGGAATGGGGCTACCTTGAGAGACCCTCCTTTCATCAAATCTGCAAACGCCAAGAAACAATATCTAGCCGATTCGTGCTTGTAATCGTTAATTACAGACTTTGGGGCCTCCATTATCTCCAGCTGTTTGAGGCCTCTTTGATAATGCCTCCAGGAACTGTACTCCTCAAGCTGGCTAGCGTGGGTTATTATAGGTCTCATCAAAGTTTAAACTTCTCAATTAGACTGCTGGCTGCCCCTTTATACTCTTTGGCAAGTTCTTGCTCCGACGGTTTATCCTCTGCTTCGCTAAGAGAGATAATATCGGAGACAATTTCTCTATGAGCTTTGACAGCAGAGTTAAACACTTGAACAAGATCTCTTGCCGAGCACTCTTCCAACCCGCCTTGAAGAATTTCTAAAGCATCCTCAGCTACTTGGAGGGCTTTAGCGGCAAGGTTCTCCTTTTGGCGAATAATCTTATCGTTTTTAGATTTGTCCATTAAATCTCCTACTACAACGGGAACAACCGGAACTTTGCTGATTGGATGACTTTGTGGTATGTATTTTGTTCAGAATAGCTTGGGCTAAAGTGACATTTCCAGACCTCACGGCATTATGGTACTGAGACCATAGCTGATTTATAGTTAACATTAGCAAAGACTCCTAGGATCATCATTTGCTTCACAGGGGACACATCCAAGCTTCCAGAGTGAGTTTATAGAGGCTAGCTCAAAGCTATCTTCTAATAACCAACCTTTACCCAAAGGGGACCTTACTACGAAATAGAATCTTCCTTTAGGGGTATGAATAAACACATCGGGTTGAACCCCTATTAAAGTTCCTCCTGCTAAAGAAAGTTGTTTAGAATCAGGGTCCATAGGATCGGAGAAAAGAAGCTGAAAAGCTCCCTTAACTACAGCGAAGTCACCTGAGTTCACTCCTTGGAAGAAAGTGGAGTCCTTTATAGCTTGGGGAGAAATCCCTCCATATGAATCAGAGCCATTCGAGGTGGTGTTTCTCCAAAGTTCTACAGCGTATCTTGCAAGTTTCTTTCCTGAGTCTTCATAGAATACCTCCTTGATCGGCTCTTTAGTTTCAGCATCCCAAACAGTTACAACCAATCTTCCATCTTCTGTGTAGTTACTGTTGCTTAAAAGATAGATAGGTTGACCCATGGGGTCCTCTATGAATACTGTGTCAGGGTCACAAACAAATACCCAATCTCCTGTTTGAGTTGTCTCATTGCTCCACCTTATTCCGAGAGGTCTTGTCAAGTCTTTGACTTCTGGGGTTTGTCCCGAATACCAAGGGACATAGATACTTCCTGAGGCTTCATCAACAACCCCCCCTAAGGGCAGACGTGTTGTGACACCTTTACCTGGGAATACTTTTGAGCAATCCCCCCTTTGAACACAAGGGTCCAAAGCAATGAAAGGCAATACCTCTTCTACAACAACAGAATATATTTGAGTGTAGGTGTACTGAGATTCAGAGTTTATGCCCGAAAATTGTGTGGATGTGCAATAAAACGGCTCAATGACTTGAACATGCGCTCCTGATGGAGTTGCGCCAGACAGCGTTATCTTGGTACCAGTTAGCAGCTGGGTAGCAAAATCGTGGCCAGAACTGGTCAGATAATTCTGACAAGAGAAATTTAACTCGAACTGTAAGGTGTCTTCGTATATAAGGGGAACCTTTTTCTTGATCCTCGATGTTGAGCCAGTGTACCTAACTACGATGTTGTTGGTTTGATTAACCACCCCCTCGTTCTCAATGGCGTCTGCCAACCTTAAGACATTCACGCTAATTGGTATCAGCGGAGAGGCTATAAGAGAGTCGCACAAGAATTGCTCTATGAGGTTGATAGTATTCAGTTTCATTTAAAATGCTCCGCAGTCTACATAGTTAGACCAAGTTATACCAGATTCAGTAGAAAGGTCCACTTTAAGTAATTCCCCGTCTCCACCCAACTTCAGCTCTACGGGGGTATTTTCTGAGCTGGCTGTAATTAAAGACCCCTTAGCAGAGAGTAGTGATGATGGTATAGCCTGCTGAGAGAAGTAATCTTCGACCCAACCAACAGTTACAAACGCGGTAGAGTCGGGCGGTATATCGTACCCCGCGTAAATAGGTCCTGTTAAAGTTCCCCCCTGGATAGGTAAAAACTCCTGGGGGTATGGCACTACTGCCACCCATTGTCCGCCATCTAAATCCTCATACCATATGCTAAAGTTAGAGTCATCCGGGTCATACCACAAATCACCTTGAACTGGGTTAGGTGGGGGAGAGGAGGATATGCGTATAGTCGGGTTATTTACTGCTGGTGGGACTTCATTAGCAAGGTTCCAATACCCTCCCCCTAAAGTATCTACTCTTACATACAGAGAGTTGTCAGATGTATTGAACCAAAGGTCTCCATTTTCTGGATTACTGGGAGGGGAAGCAGATACCCTGACCTGGGCAAATTGTGGGGCAGGACTGGAACATGACGCTACCTCATCCCAGCCAGGGCCTGAGGGTGTCATGGCTTTTACCTTTAAGCAGTTGGTGGTGGGATTGAACCAAAGATAACCAAGGGGGACATTTGTAGGTTCAGACGAAGACACAAATACTGGGGCTGTGTTTTCGGACGGGCTTGAACTTACAGAGTTCCAAAAACCCCCTCCCCCTACAGATTCCGTCCATACATATAAACCTCCATCTGTGCTGTTAAACCACAGTTGTCCTTGCTCAGGGCTACTCGGAGGGGATGCGGATACTTCTACTGTGGCAGGTTGAACAGGCGTATAACCTCCCACTAACTCCCAGTGTTCTCCCGACAGACTGACTATCTTTACCTTTAACTCTGAAATCGAAGGATTGAACCATAAGTCCCCTTCAACTGCATTCGTAGGAGGGGTAGACGATACTTTGACAGGCGGGTTATACGCAGAAGGGGAGTCCGAGCCTGGGTAGGTTTCTGTCCAAAATGAGCCACTAAGTGAAGATACACGAACATACAGAGTTTGATCCACTGTGTTGAACCATAGGGCCCCATTCAATGGATTTTTAGGCTCTGACGATGAGACAAAAACTGGAGCAGAATTAGACGTGGGGGCAACGATAGCTACCCATTGAACTCCGTTCCACCTGAAGGTTCTACCATTGCTTGAGTAAATTTCATTTAAAGAGGGGTTTGGCGGAAAATTATAAGCCATTACGCCTATTCGACCTTGTAATAAGGTTTTACCCGAACTCAAGGATAAGTGGCGTCACCGCTAAAAATCTGTCCTCCACCATCCGTAGGCTGAACCGTCTGAGGTGAACCGCTTAACTCCTCATAGTTTCGGTTTGACCACCAGTTAGATTCTGTGTTGTTCTGACCTACTGCTCCCCAACCTACTCGGAAGTCTGTTGCCTGGTCTCCTGCAGTATCGGTGTTCCACCCGGACAGTCCTTTGCCGCTGACGCTGTTATAGCGTTGAGGTATGCGCCAGGTTCTCATTATGCCGCGAGGGGTATCTATTGCCGAGTCCCCATGACCAGCTCTGATTGCTGTCATTTGCCTTTCGGCATCTAATTGCTTAAGAGCCTCTACGTAATCTAGTTTTACATCTTCCCTTTTTCTAACGGTGTCAAGGTAATACCTTGCTATGATTAGGGCAGTTCTTCTTCTGCTGCTTGTTATAAGGACTTTCCCAGCCTTGCCAGATTGCTCTATATAAGAGTCAATAAGCGCATTGGCATCTTCTATGGCCATTCTAAGTTTAGCCACGTTTACAGAGTTCGCAGAAGCATCGTCAATATTTGTAAGCTGAATGGCCTCCTTAAGTCCGAATGCTATGATAAAGTCGTCGGGGGATGCGCTTTGGGGGTTAGAGTTTCTGTTCTGATAGGGGTAACCTCTGCCGCCTATTGTGGAACCAAGGTTAGAGTTATTTTGAGTTCCATCCGTCTTAGGATCGGGGGTGAGCCCGTTCCTGACTGCGACCCTGTAAAAAGGCCTCACTCCGTTTCGTTTTTTTACAATATCGCCGGAACCCGGAGGGATAGGCCCCCTCAAGCAAACATCTAAGTCTAAGGGTGGTTCGTAGGACACAAATACTTCATCCCACGGAGATAGGGCAGAATCCAACCCAAGGGAAACCATTGTGTCTGAAGAGTATACAATAGTCTCTACCCCGTACTGCCCGTAGTTTACTGTAAAAGATGATACGGGAACTTGAACCCTGAAGTCCAAAGGGCTGTCAAAGTACAAAACAACTGTAGTAGGTGTAGAGAGGGTAGCCTCTTTGATCTTAGGGATTGCCATTTCTGATGAGGGGGTCTAAAGGGTCATTAGTCACAGGGTTGAAATTCTCTGAAACCCAAAAAGGGTAGGGGTCTTGAATAACTCTTATTACAAACCCCGAGGAGGACGGGTACAAACAATTGGTCAAGTATTGGAGGCCTAACCGTAGAGGCCACTCATCCTTCCAAAACACCTCCCAATTTTCTAGAGTGATAAGATCTCCAACTTTTGAGTAGTCTATTCTGGCAACTATGTTGCCGCCCTTTAGAGAATCAGTGTAGTCCACGGTCTCATAGACTAAATCAAAAGGCTCCCCGTCAAATTTAACAAGAATGTACCTCAATTGTTCTGGTCCATCCTCAAAATCTAAAAAGTCTTGAATAACCCACAAGTCTTGACGATATACCGAGGGCTTCCTGATAGCCATTTAGTTTGACCCCTCTAATGGACCACCAGTGGTTTCAACTGTGTTGTCATAGGTTCTCTTCTCGCTGTCACCGTCACTATCAGGTAGTTGACCCGTGTGGTAATGCAACCTGTCTATGTGCCTGACCCACTTGTATCCTCCGCCCCTTTTAAGGCACACCATCAGCCAATCATCCCCTTGAGGGCCACCTTGCTCAACTATCATACATCCTACATTTTCTCTGTTGGCTGGCGGCAGTTGACCACTCGGGTAACATGGCAACCTTGTCATAGGGCTATTGTCAGGATTTTTTAACTCCTGAGCCGACCTTTCTACAAGGTTTTGAGGGTCATAGACCACGTCTTGTAAGACCGCATAAGGGTATTGGCCGTTTGATAGCACGATGCTAACTCTTTTACCAACGAGGCCAGGGGGCTGTTTTCCAACAAACGCAGGGCAAACATCTATCCAATGGGAATAATTGGAGTTTACTCCCTCCCTTTCACTTGAGAACACACCCGCACCCTCGATTTGGGGGATGTCTCTAGGGTTCATAGAGTCAAAAATTACCTTAACTCTGCCTCTTTCTTCCTTGTCATCCACATCTACAATTGTCCCCCTGACTACGGCTCCACGGGGTAGTATGGAATTAGCCTTTACTTGGTCGACAGCCTTTAGCGCTCTAGCCAAGTCTTGAGTTAATTTTAAGTTGGCTAAGCTCATTTCAACTACGAGAATTTAGGGATGTTTCTACGGTGGGAATATCTAGGTGGGCGAGGGGGCACAACAACCTTTACTCTGCGTTTAACTAAGGGTTGAGTTTCTTCTGAGATATCAACTTTTACCTCCTCTGGTAAAGCAGGAGCATCAACCTTTTCGTAAGGTTCTGCTTCAACATTTTGTTCAGACTCCTCTAAGGGGTCCTCTGTAATGAGCAAGGCCTCATCCATGTTTACCTCAGCGTTTAAGTTATCCAGACCGTTAGTCAATGGTCGTTTTCTTCTAGAAGCCATAGTTCTATGTAATTTTCATAGTTTTACCCGTCAAACGATGTCAAACACAGCATCTTCAGCGGCAGATAAGTCTGCTGCAAAGAAGGAATATCCGACTTTATAGTGGTTGGCATCGACCTTAGATGATAAAGACCCGATGTTATTCAAGGGAGGTATCTTGTAAATGCTGTAGTCCCATACAGGGGGCTTTTCCTTTGAAATTGAACCCATCTCTAAATCTACAGTTAAGGAACCTGTCAATGCTTGACAAGATTTGGCCTCCACGTACTCCCCCTCCCAATCACCGTAATTGCCCTCGTCTGTAGATACTTTTCTATTGTGCAATGCCTCGTAACCGATCAGCTCTGAGTATAAAAACCCGTCCTTATTGCCTAAGGAAGGTGGCAGAATGTCAGAATTTTCGTAATCCTCATCCAAGCTAGTTTCATATTTTACGTTTGAGTATAGATAGGACTCCGAGTACAGAATTTCTCTGGAGTTTAAGGCTTTATCGAACAAAACCACATCCTCGTAAACAGACACTTTCTCATCTTGAGCTGGTCCGCTCATGGACTCATAGTAAGTTGGGCTCCCCCATAACCCAAAGTCTTGACACACCAAGTTAATCTTTTGCCACTCCTCACCCTCTCTCTTGTAAAGAGGTGATAGGCGAATAAAATACCTCTCCCAGTTACCATCTGCAGGACCCTCATTTTCGTCAGCAACAAGTAAGTTGGATATCAACTCTTCTTGATAAGGTGTATCCGTGTTTGCTACAACTAAAGGTTTGGTTTTCCACAACCTTAGGGGGCTACTTCTATCCATAGGGTTAGGATTTAAACGAAAACGTGACCCACTAAAGACCATGTCCGAGATGTCATAAAAGAAAGATGTGGTCAAAGAATCAGATATGGATATAGATGGAAGTCTGGAGATTCCTTTGAAGGTTATTGGCTCATACTTAAAGTTGAGGACCCCTTGGTCAAATGTGTAGAAAACTCTGTAGTCATCAGATGTCAATGTGACACCATCTTGCAGCAAGATTTTGTCACAATACAAGTTTATGGACCCGTAGTTTACCGCTTCTGAAGGGGGTGATGTTTGTGGTCCACCTTCATTCAAATTGACCCAGTCACCTTGCAATTGCCACTCCCCTCCAACCTTTTCCCACCTGTTGTAGTAAAAAATTGAAGCCGCCCTTTCCTCCCAATTGGGCTGGGAGTGATCCCAGTAAAGTTCACCGTTTACAGGCCCAGAGGTGCTGTACAGCCGTGTGTCCCCAATGTACTTGAGGTGGGGAGGGGGAGAAATGAACCACTCTTCCACACCCACTGTGCCATCTTTTGTTAGAACTACAGGGTAGGGTTTATTTATACTCGTGAATAAGTTTTTAATCTCAAACTGAAAACCCTCAGGGTTCAGCCCATTTGAATTTTTTATGGTTACAGGTATTTTACCAGGGATGTACGCAGAGTTGTTTTCAAACGAGGCTACGGTCGGTAAGATTATCCTCAAAATTCTCCAAAAAGTTTCTCCTTCCCTCTTGATCAAGTAGACCTCGCATTCTCCGGTTAAGTCGCCTGTTAAATCTAAAACAGAGTCAGAGGGACCTAACCCCTCCCCGGACACCAAGTATACTGTGCAACCCTCTTCGATACTGTTTGCAGTGTCTCTGAATTCGGTTACATCGGGGAGTATGTACGCGGGTTTCAGAGGGTCTGTGTCAGGGGCAAAAGGGTACTCAACCTCGACCCAAGGCCCGCAATTAAAGCAATCCCCGTAGAACACTGACAAAGATCCGGTATCATCATTCCACCAAACTTGATTCAGTTTTGCCAAAGGTGGGACTGAAGGTAGCACAGAAGCCTTTTGGTAGTAAATCAAATCCAGCAAAGAGTTGAATGGTAGTGATGTTTCTATGGGGTCTAAAGATACTGCTTTTTCGGGATGTGAACCATGTAGCCCCAGACTGTCAAATACAAAGTTAAACGGAAGTTCCCCTCCTTTATTTGACCACACCCCTGTGAAGTTGCTAATTATGTTTACATTTGTCCAACCCCCGTCAAACTTCCACTTCGACACTAAGACCTGAAGGGAGTTTCCTTCATAGGATAGTTCAGCTTCCGATGTAGTTAAGCCTATTGGCACATCGACAAACCACAAATTTTTACTGAAGTCAAACTTCGGCTTTAAGGTTTCTGTGGGCTTGAAAAGGTCACGGATAATTAACTCCACGGGCAGGTTAAAGTATACTCTAGAGCCCTCGAATACCGTTTTATTGGAAACTGGTAAAGTTACGTCAATACCTGTTTCATAGGTTAAAACCAAAGTTTGATTTTCCTCGTCTACTTTAACCAAAAGAGTTACATCTGCGGACCCTCTCGGTGAATCCTTTACAAAAGGGTAAGGAAGGAACTCTTTTACGCTGACCTTTAGCTGATTATTTGAGGAGATGTCTTGATAGAAAACCTCAGGGAGGGCTCCAAAGTTAAGGACGTAATTGCCTTCCGATTCTGTTATTCCTAGTAACTCATACTGATTGTCCCCCAAATAGAAAACCTGACCTACTTGGAGCCTGTCATCTTTCTCAACTATAACAGTATTATCCCAATTCCGAATTTCCTTAACCACGGGGTACACAAACCCGTCGTATACCCCGAAAGTCCCTGTCAAAAGGCTTCTCTTTTGGGTCAGATTGGATACTAAATTGAACCAATATTCTGGACCACTCCACCCTAGAAGTTGAGCTAACCAGTCCAACTGACTGTTAACTCTCTCTATCGTGGCGGATACGGACTCTTGTTGAGCCTCTGTGAGGTAGGGATTGGTTAATCCGTATACCTCTACATCGGAAATTTTTAGTTGGGGGGAGAGATCGGTCATGGCTCAACTTTGATTAAATCGTCTTCAAGTTCTAGGTATTCGTGTTTCAAGCACTCTTTTGGGCCCATCCACATGGTGGAGTAATTTTCCACTTGGTTATGCAAATCCATCAGGTTGGAGTCCCAGGCCCTAGTCAACCAGTCGGAAATGGGCGTATACTCCGAATTTACAGATTCCCTCAAGTCAACTATGTTTGTAACTGTCGAGGAGTCATCAATATCTACAAAAGCCAATTTGCAGTAAGTTGCTTGAACTTCTTCACCAGCACTATTTGTTACCTTTTCAGGTAGGTTGCCCTGAGGGTACGCAACTAGAGAGACTTTGGTTAAACCCTCTTCTGGTTTTCTCTTTAGTGAGATTATACCGGAGACAGCAACATCGTTGATGGCTACTTTAGCATCAGACCATTCGACTGACCAGACTTTGGCGAAATTGTTTAAGTCTAGGTTAAACTCGAAGAATTGACCGTCGCTGTCAGATTGAACTCCCACTGAGGTTACCCTTTCATAGGGGCCGCTAACTTCACTTGCTACTGAGAGTTCTGCTGTTCCTGTGATGTTAGTATTGGCAGGGCACCTGAATAGAATTTTAGTGAAAGACGGCGCCTCTGTAAAAGTTAATGTCAACTTGGCAGGTTCACTATAGCTCGGAAATACTGTGTCGTAGTTTCTCCACTCTAGTGAAGTTTCCCCGTACAGGGCATATTGAGGCAGATACCTCCAACCAGAAACATTGTCGGTATTGCTTGTCAAAGATAAAGGGAGTCCTTTCAGGCGATAGTCTGTAACTTGATACAGTCCGTTAAAGGGGGAGTCATCCAAGTAGAGCTGGTAAGCCAATAAATATCTCGTATTTCCGAATCCTATTTTCTCAACGTTTATGATTGTAGGGTCTATTTTAAACTCACCGTGCTTCCATACTATTGTTCCGCCTTTGATTACGATGAATTTATTTTCTCCCGATGTAGCTACTCCTAAAGAGTTAGGCCCAAATATGCTATTTCCTACTGGAAGGTAAACATAGGCCGAATCTTCATTGAAGCCGAAATTTACACGGTAACGTTCTGAAATAGCGGGCAACCTGTCGTAAATAGGTCTCCCGCTAGTCAACCACTCTGTTGGAGAAGGGTTTAAGTTCTTTGCTTGCCGATATTGGCCAGAGATGAAGACTCCCCTCACAGGGTTGTTAGACGTCTGGATTTCCGATCTGCCCCCGTCTAGAGGTGTTAGTATCTGGCTCATAATTGTAAAGTTCCATCTCCATAGTTCACGGGCTTATAGGGGTAGGAGGTACCCTGGAACCAGGAAAGTTCGGAATTGCTTGCAGAGTTTGAGTTTTCCCATACAAACGTAAGCCCTTGGTTCAAACCTGATAGTTTGTTTGTGTTTTTGGGGACAAGGGTTATTTGAGCTACCCCTAGTTTCATAGAGGAAGTTTGTATATCAAATTGAGATAAGACAGGTTCGTCGCATGTATACTTAGACACCTCAACAAGTTTCCTTTATACTCCTCAATCCTGGGGGAATTGACCACACTGAGTTGTGTCCAATTGGTTTCTTCTTCAGACGGAGAAAAGGCCCTCATGACGCGATAGTAGTTTTTCCTGTCTGCATCCAGGATTGTATCCTCCGCAAAACCTGCATATTCAGGTCTATAGTAAGGGACGTATCCGTCTGAGACCTCACCATAAGAATCAACTTCAGTGGACTCAACAAAAGTCCCATTGCGATAGTAAACAGAAAAATCAAACAAAGGAGTTACGCTGCTTGTGGCTACATATGATTTCACAATGTTTCCGTCTCTAAAGAAGGTTCTATCACCCTTAAAAAACGTGAACATTTTGGCAAAAGGTTTTATCACAGGATTGTAGTCATACAGTGACTCTACTCTAAGCGCTGCCCCTATCCCTGAACCACCAGAGAAGTTTTGCGGCAGACTTAATATGTCCCCCACTGTGTAGTTTTTTCCTTGATTCGCAACTTCAATGAACGCTATTTGGCCATCACTTACCGTAACATTGGCAGTGATGCCGCTGCCTTTAGCGTTCTCCGCAT